CTTCGGATAATAAAAATTACTATTGATACTTGCGTAATGCAATTTCACAAGCGAGTCAAACTTTGCAGTATTACTGATATAACCGCTATCTGGAACAGTAATTATCACCCCGTCGTCGGTTTTTAAAATTCGATTATCTGTCCATGACGCCTGAGTCGCCGCTCCTAACAGATAATTAGTTCCGCCGAGCTTAGGGAAGTAAATTACTCCACCATCACCAACTGCAGATGATGCTTTCTGTAAGGCTACTGCGTTATCTGTAACGCCATCACCAGATGCTGGAACCCCAGGGGCATTTAGAAAATCAAGAATATTTACCAGTCGCTTGTTGACCTCATGCTGAGTAGTTGGGGCCCCACCATCATATGGCATTTGCACACCCAGCATTTCATCACCCAATCCATCTACATGACTTGCAAGGTCGGATCTCAGGACGGTGTCACCCACACTCAGCCATTTACCAGGACCGATACCACCAGTAGACTCCGGCGTCGAATTTGCCGGAACCACTTTAGGCCCAGAGGCAAAAGAGCCAGTCCACTTGTAATAGGCGTTGTCAGCGGTGTTGAACAACACTTCGTTAGGGTTTGCTACCGTAGCACCTGTGGTAAACGTCAGGCCGGTCAGAGTTACATAGCCGAACGCATTCATCACCTGCTGCGCGAGATAGTTGATTCCTTCAATGGTGTAATGTTTACCACCGAAGCGATCGATATACGTCCAACCCTGCGAGGTTACGAACTCATCGATTTTCCCGGCATTGAATTTCAGGTCGCGCGGGGATTCACTTGGTACCGGCATGTTAGTAGGTTGCGTCGCCATATTTTTTCCATAAAAAAAACCGGCGCAGTGGCCGGGTTGTGCTGTGAAGGAGGTGGTTTATTCGTAGATCTTGTCGCTGTACTCAGCGAGAGTTAGTGCGGTACTACCCTTTCCATCTGGTTGCTTGGCGGTGACAGTCCATCGCCCGGCGTCCAGCTCCTCTGAGGTAGCAATTGCGTACCGTGAAGGTGACTGAACGTCGACGCCGTCATAAAGGTTGAGAGCGATAGCGGGAATTGCAGCAGTGAATCCGAATGGCGTATCTGCTCGCGGTGATGCTGGATAGCGCGCCGTAGTCGCCCCCATCGAGTCGGTTATCTGAACGAACATCGAACCAGAGAAGGTGATCCTCTCACTGGTTTCAAAGTCATTGCCGGTGCGCGCCACGATATAGCCAGCCTGCTGGTTGGTGTCGTAGGTATCCGGCACCTGGACCATATCCCCGATATTCACCCATTCTCCGTCAGCAAGCGCTGTAACAGACATCGTCATGCGGGAATAGATAAGTCGGCGGCACTCACGCAAGGCGCGCTCATTCGCCTGGAAGCGGTTCCTGATATACAGCAGTTCGAACTTTTTCGCCTTTGTCGGCTGGCCTTCTACAATGCTGTTTCCATCCACCCGGTACCGCACGTAGTCCTGCTTGTTGGTATCCGGGTTACGATACTGGACCTCCACCCCGTCAAAGCCACCTGGAAGCGTCATGTCGTAGGACAGTGAATATCCGTCAGGCTTCGTGTTCGACCGGTTGAAGATGGTGGCCGGCGACGTCTTTTTGCCGTCACGCGTGAATGACAGAACACCATTATCATCGTAAACCGACACGCTGGCCGCATCGCAAATGGACTCCATGCGTGACCCCAGAGAGATATCCTCATCGTCGAAGGTATAGTCGAAGTAACCCAGGCGCGGGTCGATAGCGTCGATCTCAGCCTGGATCTGATACAGGCCATAAATATCGATGCTACTTTCACCTTGATTACCGACAACCAGCCAGTTGTGCAGCGCGATATCTGCAAACTTACGTGATGGCCTGATGGTGTAATCAACCTGCTGCGTCGCGACGTCATAGCTGATAACGTGCCGGGTGATAAGCGCGTTATATTTGCGCTCCCGCCCGCTGGTCGCGTTCTCGGTGGCCCTCACCTTTACGGTTACGAGCGTATCGTCCGGATACACGACGTTATTACGGATGTTCACCGAATGAATCTCTTCCAGCTGCAGCACGCTCCTGTCGTGACTATTGTTTGTCCTGGTAAGGGAAATGGAGTACCGGCCAACCCCGGCCGCCGGAATGATTTTATCCGTCTGGTAAAAAGTATCTGACAGGTCATCTCGTGGGTTCTGGACGTGGTAGACGAACTCCTGCTGCGTACCGGGGATCTGATTGTTATCATCGTCAACTTTCCAGATAACTACCTTCCAGTCGGTGTAATCCTCCGGACCAAGCCTGGACTGCGTGTGTATCCATAACTGCTCCGCCGGTAGCGGCGAGAAGAACGGCCCGACGGTAACGCCAGAGTTCTGCATCAAGATAAATTTGGTCGTGTTTATCGTTGCGGTATCAATCGGGACGCCCGGGCCATTCAGCTGATCAAAGATGAACTCGTAATATTGAACCGGATTTATCACCGCGCCGTCGTCACTTTCTATGCAGTTGATGAGGTTGGCGCTGATAGTCACATCCTGAGTAACCGACCCCTCAGTCGTCGAATACGTGATGTTGATAATGAATTTAACCGGCGACGGCCGCGGCAGGTCTTTGAAGAAGTCGAACTCCGCCTGCTTGACGATCTTCATCGATACCTGACCACCAGCATAATTACCGCTGACTACTGTATTGGCGGTCGCCGTTTCAACCGGGATATCATCGCTTTCGTTCGGGCCTGGCAATTCCTGACCATCAACGTCATCAAACTGGTACCCCTCCTGAATTGTCGGGATGGTTTCTCCAGGCTGATAAATCGTGTAGCTGGCTCCGGCCATAGAGCCGAGATTCGACTCTGAAAAGCGAACTGACGTGACGTCATACTTACCCAGGCCAAAGCACATCAACTCGGTGACGTATTTCAGGTTGCTCACATATTCAAAAAGCGACTCCTGAATCAGGTCCGGGAATGCCCTTACCTGACCGAAGTTATCCGGCTTCGCTTCGCCGTTACGCGCGATGTTCGTCTGCCCTTTCAGGCTGTTGTTTGGTGATGTCTTGCTGTTACCGGCGGCAGCGGATCCAGTATTAGGCTTTGGCATCAGACCGGATAAAACCTTCTGCGTGAACTTAATCGGGTTAAGGTGCTCGAGTGGGTTAAGGATGGTCCCTATCAGGCCACCGCCTTTTGGCTGGTCAAAGATGATTACCCGGTCAGACTCATGGAGATGGAACGCCAGCTCATCATCCGGCTGAAGCTCTCTGCCGTTCACGTTGATTCTGACGTCTTTGTGCAGGCTCTCCTGCATCAGCCAGTCAGAGAATACAGTGCCGACCTCTACGACAGCCCTGTCCTTAGGCAGCCCGGGAACTCGCTGAATTTCGATTATCGGCATAGGAATAAAACTCGACTCTGGTGAATAGTTTTTGAATTGTTCTGATGGCGTCAGACCTGACGTGCCCGTTTTCCCCACGGCTGTGTAGCGCACGGCCATCAACTATCAGCCCGACGTGAACCGGTTGACTCCCCACCCACGCCACGAAGATACCTTCCTCCGCAAACACGTCACAGCGTTTCCAGAAGACAACATCTGCGTCATAGCAGGTCAGGAAGTCGTGGCCGCACTCGTAGTCAGGGGACTGGTGTATTTCGATGCCAAGAACGTGACGGTAGTAAAGAGTGACCAGCCCCCAGCAATCTGCCGCCTCGAAGCTACACGCCCGGTTTCGCCACGGGATGCCCATGACAAGAGACACAAACTCATCTTTAGACATTCTGTAGCCCCGGGAACTCTTCGACGGTATACAGGCGCCCAACGTTGCGGTTGAGCGGGTTTATTCGGGTGAGCGGACAGGTAACGTCCTTGTCATCCATCGAGCAGTCGCTGACATACAGCGTCCACGACTTAATCGCCGTTCCCATATCCGCAGCATCGAACTGCTGATAAGTTGCAGATATGGGAGTGATGCGGTCGAAGGCCTTCCACTGCTTCAGTTTTTGCTTGAAGTCCTGCGCCAGTCGGCTGAACTTTACAGTGCTGTCGAGGATCGGCGTATTGCTCTGCTGGCTCTCCGTAAGCTCCATGCGGCACGGTGTGTACACCTGGCCGCCGAGGGTCTTCGGGAAGATTTGATTATTCACCAGCCTCACATAACCAAAAACCGGACTGTAGAACGTTATCGTTTCGTACAGTATCCGGTTCGGTCGCTGACTTTGAAACTCTCTGAGCGTTGGCATTATGGCACCCTCGGCAAACTTTCCGGATCCCGGTCGTCGGGGTAGCCGGTCACGATGATATCCAGCCATGACGCCCACGGCGGCGGAAGCTCGATAATGATGTCGTCGTAGTCGTCATCAGAGTTAACCAGTTTCCGCGCAACAACGTCACCGCTCCAGGTGAACACTGACCCGGACTGCGACCAGGTCGGCCACGAAAGGAAGTGCAGCTCCTGTATCTCAATTCCGGTGTCGCCGGTCCCAGTGCCAAGAGGCATCGTGAACCACTGGTTGCCGTTGTCGAGATAGTTGGGGCTGCGTACCCATTGCATGAAGGCCCGGTGTTGGTCTCTGGTTTTGAAAATCCACGTCAGCGAGAACGTCGTCTTCAGGTCGTCAGTGAGTTTCTGGAATATCGGCGCGCCGACCGTCGGCTGGTCGGTCCTGAACCCGGTATCGGTGGCCGGTGTTTTTCCTTTTTGCGCCAGCGGGAGCCAGTCAGGATATGGAATAGCCATTATTCTCTTGCCCTCCGCTGCGCCTGAATATTTCTGATTATTGACTGACTCATCTGTCCGCCCTGATCCATATCCATGATAAACGCATTTATGGTTACGTAATCTCCATTCTGCGTGGCCTGGGCGTCGTAGGAGTGCGTTCCAGAGGAATAATCATTGAACTGTATTGATACCTGTATCTGGCCGCCTCCACCATTCAGGTCTTTGTTGCTGATGACCTTCCCGTTATCCCCGGGGATCATGTACTGGCTACCATTCGATGCCTGGTAAATTTCAGGCATTCCACCCTCACCCACCTGGTACATCGATCCGGATGAAACCGGCCCACCGTTTTTTCGCTTACCTGCCACACCGATAGCCAGCGCGCCAAGCACTGCCGCCAGACCAATGGCTGCAGCACCACCAAATGAGCCGATAGAGGCAACAATTGCCGCCGGTGTCCATGCTGCGGTAGTGGTTGCGGCTGCGGCTGTACTTGCTGCTGTCGTTGTCGCTATCCCGGCAGTTTGTGCCGCGGTTGAAGTTGCCACGGCAGCCACTTGTGCCGTCTGGCCCATCATCGCAGACTTAACCCAATCGATTCCCCACTGCACAACGGCGTTAATTGCGCTATTGAGAGCGTTGCTTACGAGTGAGTGGATAGCCTGCTCTGCTGACATGCTGCCGGTTAAAATGCCAGTGAATGCATTGCTCGCATTGTTACCGAACGACGTAAAGGCGGCAGATGCCACCTGGGTAGCAAGGTTTAGCTGAGACCACTCTTCGAACATTGCTGAGGTCCGCTGCTGGCGATACTGAGTCTCAATTGCCAGCCTGGCCGCTTCAGCTTCCGCTATTTTCTGCGGGTACAACTGAGCGTAAAGATTGATGTCGTTCATATCCTTCTGAAACTGGCTATCAATCCCCGCAACCTTACTGGTTTTTCCCTGAATGGCGCTGAACTTTGTGCTTGCTTCAGCTCGTTCCTTTTCTGCCTTCGCCTGGGCGCGCAGTGCGTTGGCGTTATCCCAGGCTTTTCCTGCCAATTGTCCAGCAAGTGCTAACTGATCCTGCGTTGCGGAGTTTCCAAGAGACTGCTGAGCATTCAAAATCGCTTGCGCGCGAGACAGCTCACCGATGCTGTTAGCTGAAACATCTGCCTTCTGCCGGAGCTCTTCGAGTTTCTGAGCAACATTCTCCTGCGCTTTGGCGTACTGCTCAGCGTCTTTTTGCTCTTGAGACTTCCCTGCCTTCTTCGTTTTACCAGTCGCGGTAGCCTTGATCTCAATGGGCTTAGTATTTGCAGCCTGATTAGCAGCCTTTGATACCGCGGCCATATCACCAACCAGCATGGCAGCTTTGTTACTTAATCCTGCCAGTACGTTGCTCTGCGCCTCCCAGCCGTCAATCCCAAGCCATGACCAGGTACGAGCCCGGCGCTGGAACATTTCAGCAGTGCTGTTCAGGTCAGATATCTGAGCTGCGGCAGAAACTGTATTGCCACTCAGCCTATCCATTGCCGCTGCGATTGAGTCGATAACAGATACCAGGCCATTACTGGCACCGGTAGTCTGGTTAATGTTATCAATCAGTGTAAGGAGCGAGTTTGTCAGGGCAGTATTTGCCTGAGACAAGGTACGCGGTAGCTTTTCAAACTCAGTGTTGACGGTGGAGGTTTGCTTCTGGATGGCGTTCAGTGCATCTTCAGCAGTCAGTTTCCCGTCCAGCATCAGCTGGCGGAGCTCTCCGATGCTGACTCCCATCCCGGCGGCAATCTGTCGCGCCAGTTCAGGCATCTGCTCGAGGATGGAATTGAACTCCTCAGCACGGATAGTGCCCGAGGATATCGACTGGCCGAACTGACGTAGCGCATTCGCCATTTCCTCGGTAGAAGATCCGCCGATGCGCCCGATTTTCTGAAGTGTCTCGGTGAGCTGGATGATCTGGCCGTTTGTTGCGCCGGTATCGCGCAACGCTGTGCTGAGGGTTTCCCACAGCTTCGCGGTGTCCTGCAGTGATCCGCCTGTTGCCGAGCTTATGCGCATCAAACCCTGCATTGTCTGGGTGGCTGCCGCGGCGCTGCCAGTTAACCGCTCGATCCTGGCCTGCATTTGAGACATGGCGTCAGCCGCTTCAAGGAAGCGCTTACCATAATCAACTACCTGAGATACGGCGATCGCGGAAGCTATTGCAGACAGCCCTGTCTTTAACCCAACAGAAGATTTTGCTGTCTGATTTTGCGCTTGCTTGAGGTCGTATAATTTCCCTGCAAGCTCGCCAATTTCTTTTCTTTGAGCCGCAGTGGCAGATGAACCAGCCTGGAGCCTGGCCGAAAGCATTGCTGCACTTCTCGCGCCATTCTTCTGCTCTTCATTGAGAACAGCGATCTGCTGTGTAAGGCTCAGAGAAATTGAGCGCAATCTTGCCGCGTCATTGGCCTGCTGCGCCGCCTGCTTGGCTGCTTCAGACGATGCTTTTGCTGACGCATTTTGAGCAAATTTGAGGTCATAGAGCTGGCCGGCAAGCTGAGAAATACGCGCCTTTTGCTCGTCAGTTGCCCCATTCCCCGCTTTCATTTGGGCAGACAGAATAGCGGCGCTGCGAGATCCCTCAATCATCTCAGCATTAAGGACGGACAACTCACCTTCAAGGGATGAGATCGCCGATTCTGATGCTCTGAAAGCAGCGGCACTATCACTATTCGCCTTGGCTGCATCGATCGCAGCCTGCTTTACGTCAAAAAGCTTTACCGCAAGGTTTCCAATCTCCCTGCTCTGCGCCTCTGACGCATCACCTGACGCTGCAATTTGAGCTGCGAGGGCGGCAGCGCTGCGGGCACCATTTTTATTTGCCTCTTCAAGAACTGCTATTTCGTTACCAAGCCGTTCCATGATTTTGGCTGCATTGCTCGCGTCATCCGCAGCCCTTGCGATCGACTTGCCCGATTTTTCAGCAGATTTTTCAAGCCCGGAAAAGTTATCTGCGGCTTTACCTGCGCCATCACCCATTCCGTCAAGCGACTCAATGGCTTGTCGGCCAGCCTGAAGTAAGGGGGCTATATCAGCGCTTACTGTATAGACGATGCTGCCGGCATCTTTCTCACCCGCCATGTCATTCTCCGGTTATTGCTTTGCTTTTGCCCTACGTGCGGCCTGTTTAGCCAGGTACTCGTCGGCGATGCTGTCGTACTCTTCGCGTGTGAAGCCTTTCTGGTCCGGGTATTTCGCCGCCAGCTGCATCTGGAATTCGGTCATCGTTAACTGAGAGGCTTCGTCGCGGTTCATGCCGAAGTGACTACGTGCCGCGCTGATATAGTCGAAGGCTTTAAACTCTGTGGTGCGTTCGCCTGTCTCGTGGCGCTGCAGTTGGCGGACCTTAGCTTTGCCGACGACACCGTGCTGCATGAGATGCTGCGCCAGTACGATAATGTCGTTCTTCGGCATCTGGCCCGGGCGGTAGACGACGCAGTGCCGCCACCCTTTCCACTCGCCGATCATTGGCGTCAGGTCGTCATCGCAGCACGACTGCAGCACCAGCATGCACGTTGATAAAAGCTTCTCAGCGGCGCGATTAAACGAAGAAGACAGCCATTCAGGAAAGCGCCCCAGCGTGCCAGCGCACACCTCAATCAACTGAGCGACGTCATTTCCGTGGATGGTGGCGTATGCCTGCACAATCTCTTCCGGGCTGCCGATCCTGGTCATGGCCTCGAATGAAGGTCGCAGCAGGTAATCTTTCCCGCCTTCGCGGCTGTCGCTGATAGAGAGTTCGCCAATATCGGTTAAAGCGGTCATAGGCCTTCCAGTAAACGGTCATTATCAAGGGCAGCACGCCGCCCTTTGGAATGTCCGTTAGGTAACGGTAACCGTATGCACGGCCACAAAGTTGCCGTCTTCGGTGTTGATGATGATCTGCGCGCTGCCGGTGGCAACACGCGTCACGGTAACGGTGTTGCCGGAGGCGGTAGCAGTTGCTTTGGTCGCGTCGGTAGTCGCCACAGTGAAATCTTTGTTGGTAGCGCCGGTTGGTGCGATGTTCACCGTGAAGGTGCTGGTGCCGCCTGCCGTGCCGGTGCTGGTAGCCGGAGTTACCGTTACGCCAGTCACTGCTACAGCAGTCAGTTCGTTCACTTCGATGGTGGTTGCATCGCCGACTTTGAACTCGGTGGAGAACGTGACGATGTCGTTGGTGCCGCCGTCAGAGCTCAGCGCCGTGATGTTCATGTAACCGACGAACTCGACCGGACCGTAATCCATGCGCACCCAGATGCCGGGCTGGCGCTTGACCTTCAGCTCGTCAGCGAAATACTTGATGAATTTGCCGACACCGTACTGATCCAGCTTGTCCTTCTTGCGCACTTCACCTTCAAAGCTCAGAGTGAAATCACTGTTGGTGATGATGGTCTCGACATAGCCGCCGCCATCATCCGCATCAGAGGTAACCGAGTTCGGGTTGAAGTCGAAGCCCTTCGACGTACCAGCGGCCAGCGCCATCCACTCACCTTCGAGTGGTTTGACGTCCGGGCAGCCATCGGCGACTTCCAGCACGACCGCGCCGCCGAACAGGCGCTCGTTCGAGTTCTGGCAATTAGCCATGTGAAACTCCTCTTTGACGTATAAAAGAAAACCCGCCGAAGCGGGTTATTTGGTTGGGAATGGCTAGTCGCCAAACGTGCAGGCAAATTGCAATCGGAAGACTATTCGCCCTTCTTCTGTGAGCACCGGAGAAGGAACCGAGCCCATATTCTGGATGTAACCGACACACTCGTCAGCCATTGGATTATCCTTGACGTAATCAACGATGCGGTTAGCCGCATCCAGAGCTGCTTTGCGCTTATCTTTAGCGCCTACGACGTCAACAAGTACGTGATACTCAGCGCCGAGGTTGGTTCGAATTGGCGGCCCGTTATTTGGCCTGAATACCATTATCGCCTTCGACAGGTCGCCCGGGTCGTCGTACATCAGCTGCTGCACCGTAAAGCCGGTCGTCAGCCCGGCGTCGCCGAACATGTTTCGCACCCGCTCATGCATCATGGGTGTCATAGCGAAAGCTCCTTGCGCATCACCGCATCAACGTTATCGCGTTCATCATTTGCTCCTTTGGTCAGGAATTGCGGCTCACCATGCGGATCCCAGTAGTTGCCCTTTCCGGTTCCGCCACCGAACTCTTTCGGTTTCTGCGGTCCGAACTCAGAGCGGTTACTGGTGACACCAAAGTGAGCTCGTGGCTGACCTTTCAGCTTGCCAGACGCTTCATGCACGTACGCGGCATAGTTTGCTGAGTAGCCGATTCTCCCGGTGATGAGTACGCCGCCAGCGTCGATTTCACGAAACTGGCTGTTAATCAGAGTTGAGGTGTCGATCGGGGTGTAATATGCAGCCCGGGTACCGATAAGCATCATCGCCGACTGCAGTGCGCGAATTACCTTGCGCCCCTTAACGTCGTTGATAACATCGTTCAGGTGCTTCTTCGCATGGCTGACGCCCTTCACTTTGATGCCCATGGCTACACTCCCGTCAGGATGGCGTAATCATCCGCCAGGCGCTCGAACGTGTCGGCGTAGCGGATAACCTGCCGTACCTCGTCGGCACCCGCCACAACCGGGTCAACTTCGCTCGATACGCCAATCAGCAGGTAATCACCGGCGGCCGCCAGCGCGAACTCGGTCCAGACGGTGTTCTTCACGACGATTTCAGCGCCCAAGGTGGCTAACTTCTTGCTGAGTCCGCCCTCGTAATCACAGAGGATTTGCTCAGGTTCGGCATAGCCCATCGGGTCGCCGTATTCGTCATTTCCTTCCAGCTTGCGCCAGATGGTCGCCGTGGCGGTGTATGACCAGTTAGCTACCGATGACATCATCCCTCCCTCCAGCGCAGCACAACCGTCACGTTTCCGCCCTGGTCTTTAAGTTTCTCGCCGCGCTTAAGTGCATTTGCTGGGATGACTGAGTCCATGACGACTTCGCCAACACGATAATGCCGGCTGTTTTGCAGTAACCCGCCCCGCTTCATTCTTTCCATCTCAGCACCTTCGCGCCAGTCGCCCGGATGCGCTCGCAGTTAATGAACCACTCGCCGTCAGATTTAACGTGTCCGGTCGTCTCCCGCCCGGTGTCGGTCATCACCCATACGCGGGTGAACGAGCGCGGAAGCCGGACACTTACGGATGTCCACGTCATCAACAGCCACCAACAACGAGAAACAGACCGACGCTATTACCAGCGCTGATTGGCAGCTCACTGGTGCAACCGCTGGTATCGAGTTTCGCCAGTGAGTCACGCAGCCAGGTGATGCTGTCGGCGCCATAATCGAATGAACGGGACGCGCCAGATGGCGCACCCTGCGATTTGATGCGGAGCGCGCCGGACGACGTAGCCATAAGCGCGGCGGCGTACATCAGGATCAGCTTCGCGGTGCACTCGTCATAACCCGCGCCATCGAGGCACGGGATAATCTTATTCACCACGCAGAGGATTGGATCAAGCAGCGCGCCCGGGATGGAGTAACCCAATTCACCGAGGAACGCCTGCACGTCTGCCGCCGTGATTGGGTCAGCCATGGTTATTTCGCCTTCTTCGATTTAGTGGTGGTACCCGGCTGCTCCGGCTGCTCCGGCTGCTCCGGCTGCTCCGGCTGCTCCGGCTGCTCCGGCTGCTCCGGCTGCTCCGGCTGCTCCGGCTGCTCCGCAGGATTATCGCCTTGCGACGGAATTTCAAGCTCCTGCTCTCCTACATCGCCGATAACCGATACTCGACCAACAAACGCCGGTGGAACGTCATCAGCAGCAAACTGATGGCCAACAGGAAGCTCCTGGAATACACCGTCAATCGTTCCCCAGCAGCCACGCTTTTCGACTTTTAACTGTTTCATGCTCTCTCCCGAAGAAAAGGGGCCGAAGCCCCTTAACCCTGTGCGTTGAACACTTTAGAACGGCCGTTGAAGTCGCGCTTAATCTGCAGACCGACAGCACTCCAGACCAGAGTGTTGTAATTGTCGAACGGATTCTGACGCGGGATCATGAACGAGCCCACCGGAGCCGCAATACGCGTTTTGATGTACTGCGAGTTGCGCACGTAAGCGATGAAGTGGTTACCAGTCAACTTGAAGGTCTGGTTAATAGACTCGATACGACCGTAACGCAGGATGTATTCCAACACAGTGCCTTCCTTGAAGCCGGCGGCATTAGAATACGGCTTGTTCAGGTTGCGCATGATGTCGGGAGACACCCACACCTTCACCTTCTCCTGCACGTAGTTATCGTCCAGCAGCTTAGCGAACGGGCCGGTGAAAAATGCCACTGATTGGTCCGGAGTCGAGCTGGTTAGGTCGATGTTCAGACCGGATGCACTCAGATCGACCTGGTTAGTGTTGGCGTGGTTGGTAATACCTGCGCCGAAATAGCCCTTAACCTTCACTTTCGCATCACCGGAAAGCATATAGTCAGCCATATCTGCGCGAATCGCAGCAACATGCGCTTCCTGGTCATCTGCCATTGCATCGAGGTTTTCGGACTGCATGCCGTTCCATTCACGCCATTCACGGCCGTAGCCGGTGTTGAAGATCGGGATTGGGTCACCAGCTTCGTCATAGATGACTTTATCCAGCTCTTCCGGCACGTGGCCAGTCAGTGAGCGATGAACCTTGCCAGCGTCACTTGAAACGCGGTACAGCGCCGCTGTCTTGCCGATAGAAATCGGCGTACCGAGACCGAGCAGATCATCCAGCAGGCCGTTGCCTTCGTCATTACGGAAGACTCGGGTGGTGATGTTGTCCACTTCGCGCCAATAGTCTTTGGAAATCAGCGCGGCCTGGTTAACTTCCAGCGCGCCGCCGTACTGGGCGGAAATGGTGTTCTGGTTGATGTTGAAGGATTCACGCTGCATCAGCAGCTGATTCCATGCCTGCTTCACCTGGTTGTGCTCGGTGATCAGCTTTTTGTTGAATACGATCATGCTCATGCGGTTGCTTTTCCTGATTTGCGAACTTTCACGAGCTGAGCTTCAGCGCCAACGGTGATTTTCTCGCGTGAATAGAAGAGGACCTGGTCAGTTGCTGGAGTGGTTGACTTAGCCAGAGTGCCGTCACCGGCAGAAACCAGACCTTCGTTTTCCAGCAGCACTTCTCCAGCTTTAACCAGCATGTGGTAATCAACAGCGTCTTCGCACATGATGGCTTCGCCGGTATCACCAGCTGGCACGGCTTCACGGATATCGCCACCGCCGATGTAGTTATGTTGCAGAGCCAGCGCAACGCCAGCGCCACCAGCAGTTGCATGAACATCCAGTTTTCCTGCACTATCCAGCATTACCAGGGATCCGGGTTTAACTGCGGCTGCCATGATGGCTTCGATGACCTGCGGGTCTTTCTTACGGGCCGGGCCCGCGATTACGGTATGGAAACGAGGTGCGAGTGCCATTATTCAGGTGCCTCCATGGTAAGGATTTCGCTTTCGGCGCCGTTACCCTGGAATGCAGGGTAGAGACCGGTACTGGTTTGGCACTGTGAGTACATGTCATTCAGCGCTTCACCGGAGAGCGAGTTGATCGCCGCTTCTGTCATGAACGAGAATTTCGCTTTAACCGCTTCACGCTTGGCTTTCAGGTCGTTCTCGGCGTTTGCCTGTAGCTGAGTTTCCAGCTTGCTCAGCTTGTCGTTCAGCGGGGTAATGGCCACATTAACCGCTGCAGTAATCGCATCAGAATTAATCTGAGCCTGGCCCAGGTCGCCACCGACTTCTTTCTTCTTCATCTGCTGGTTATAGGCATCCCAGACCTGATCGTCGGTCAGCCCCTCGGTTTTAACGCCTGCGGCATTGAGCGCGGCGATCATCTTCTCTTTCATCGGGTTTGTTTCTCCGTTGGTTTTGACTTCGTACTCAGTTGGTTTGCGCACGACTTCGATTGGCTCACCGACCAGCGTTACCGCGTTGTCATCGATGAGGTATTTCTGCTGGAAGAGTATGGATCCCTCTTCGTAGATGAATTTGTCCGGCCAGACGGTAACCACGTAGCGATAAACGTCACTGCCTGACGGCGCGCGGATAGCCTCACGCAGCATCTGGTAGATTTCGTCGAATGAAGCGTCGGAGTTGTGGGTGAAGAAGAACTTCACCTTATTCAGCAGTCCATCTTTCAGGCTGTTCGCCGCATCGATGAGGCTGGCGGTTTCAACTTCACCTTCCTGCCCGTCAGCGTTCACGAACATGCCGACACCTTCTTCCGGCGTTCCGGCTCCCGGCTCGTCAAGCAGGATGGCGATGTGGTCGAATTGCATGTTACGGGCGATCCAACTGTACTTCTTGCCCTTCGATTCTCCGGACTTCTTCTCTTTGTTGGTGAGCAAACCGGTAGACAGGTGAATCGGGTCGGTGTTTGTGCCATCGATCATCTCATCGAGGCGATCAATTAGGCGCTTACCGTCCGGCTTCGTCTCAGCAACCGATTTGTTGATATAGACGTCAGTTACCGTCTTATCGCCAGCCTTGCTGACGTTCTGAGCCCATGCACCTACGTGAAATACGTTAATAGCTCGCGGGTCATTGGCGCTGACGTACTTGCCATCTACCTTCGGATGAGAAAGCGGCATTAGCTTGCCTTCCATCGTCTGGTAGCTGTTGTTAATCTCCTCGCCCAAATACAGCCCGCCATTCATCACGATGTCATCAACGATCGGGACCGCACCACGAATGACGTAGTGTTCCTGGCCGTTGATGGTGGTCGTTGAGATGTTGGAGGCGTTGATGGCGAAGGATTTAACGTGGATGCTGGATAGCTTCACGTTGCGTCCTCATTGGTGGATTTCAGGCAATAAAAAAGGCCGCCGTGGCGACCTATTTGATGTGTTTAAATTCCCATCGGAATGAGCTGTAGATGTACTCGCCACCATCTTCCCTATCGGTAAGCTTGGCGGTAATTTCAAATTGGCTGCCAATTGGGTAAACCTTCACATCTGACAACTTTTTAGAACATTCAACAGCAAGTGAGGTGCTAGCCCATTGCCCTGGAATCGGCCTGATATGAACTTTCCCCCTCTTGCCTGACATGCTGGCTGGGT